TACAACGTTGCTAATTACTACATGAGTATGCAACACTTGGAAATGTTGCAAGAAATTCTCGTGGGCCGTCCTCTCATTCGTTACAACAAACACGTTAACAAACTTTACATTGACATGGACAAAGAATTGTTCGTGCCAGGTGAATACATCGTTGTCGAAGCATATGACATTATTGATCCAGACACTTATTCTGATGTTTGGGGTGACCGCTGGTTGCAGAACTATGCGTCCGTTCTTGTTCGTGAACAATGGGGTCTTAACCTAACCAAGTTTACGGGGATGCAACTTGTCGGTGGTGTTTCATTTAATGGAGAACAAATTTTACAAGAGGCTCGTACGGAAAGAGAAAAAATGGAAGAAGATGCGGTCAGAAGTCTGCAGCCTCTAACATACAACTTTATTGGATAAGTTATGGCAACGAACGTATTCTTTCGCAATTACAACAATTTCAATGAACAACAACTCATTGATGATCTAGTGATAGAATCTATCCGTATGTACGGTGTAGATCTTGAATTCTTGCCGCGTACCGCTGGGTCTATAGACAACATCTTAAATGAAGACGACACACCACTATATAATCGTGTATTTAAGTTTGAAGCTTATGTAAAGAATGTTGAAGGGTTTGAAGGCGAGGGAGACTTCCTTTCAAAGTTTGGTTTGCAGATTAGAGACCAAGTGACTTTCACCGTGGCTGTTCGCACCTTTGAACGTTATGTGACGAAAGACGAACCACAACAATTACGACCATTTGAAGGAGATTTGATTTACTTTCCATTGAATGGTAAAATTTTCAAAATCATGCATGTCGAACACGAATCTGTTTTCTATCAAATGGGTTCTCTGCAGACATACGATTTGAAATGCGAATTGATGGAGTACAGTAACGAGAGAATTCAAACTGGTTATGAACACATTGACAACGTCTTCAAAGATATTGTCACCACAATCGGCGGTACCGCAAACGTTGCATCGTTGGAAGCCTTGGCAAACACAGACCCAATTGCAGATAATTTCTACTTTGAAAAAGATGCAGATGGTATCATTGACTTCTCAGAAATAGACCCATTCAGTGAAGTCATAACAATACCAGATAATAAAACATAGGTAACCAAATGGCAATAGCAAACTATTTCTATAATCAGACGACAAGAAAATATGTTGCCTTGTTTGGTACTTATTTTAATCAGATAAAAATCAAAAGAACGGATAGTTTAGGAAACGATCTTCAAGAGATGATCGTTCCTATATCGTATGCGCCTTTCCAAAAGATTTTAGCAAGGGTAACTCAGGACCCAAATTTAAATCGTCCATCTGCAATCACATTGCCTCGTATGTCTTTCGAATTGAACAGTATGACATACGATCCAGATCGCAAAATTAATCCAACAATGAAAATAAGAAACCAGTCATTCGACAGTAATGGCGTGTCACGTGGTTTCCAATATGCGGGTGTTCCATACAACCTTGAATTTTCATTGTACATCATGACTAAGTATTCTGAAGATGCTGCCAAAGTTTTAGAACAGATCATTCCTTTCTTCAATCCAGACTTCACGTCTACTGTGAGACTGATTGACGACATAGAACCTATTGACATTCCTCTCATTTTAAATAGTGTGACCACAGAGGAAATCTATGAGGGGTCGTTTGATGAAAGACAGAGCGTTCTCTACACCCTAGGTTTCACCATGAAGTCATGGTACTTTGGGCCAAATAAAACTAAACCAATCATTAAATTCATTGATATCGAATACGCTACAGGCACAACATCTAATTCCGCATTTGAAAGTGGAACAAACATATATCCAGTCATTCTTTCCAACACAAGTATTGGGTGGAGTGATATTGAATACGATGATGATTGGACGGTTAAGGTAGACTACGTAAATAGTAGTGATGGTTCGAACACATTTGTTGTGGATATTTTTGCTGGTATCAATCCTCTAGATTTGCAGAATTCTCTCAACCCAGACGTAGACCTCATGGTAGGATATGCTTTGGAAGACTTGCAAAATCAATAAATATTTAAAAAACGGGAGCAGCCAACGATGGCACAAACGCTACAACACAGAAGAAATACTACAACTGGCCTACAGACAGAAAGAGGTTCTGAAGGCGAAATCTTTATGGACACTACTAAGAAGACCTTGGTAGTAATGGATGGTGTTACCAATGGTGGAACTCCGTTGGCAAAAGAAGCCGACATTCCAACCGCTGTTTCTGAATTGACGAATGATGTCGGATACATCACCTCTTCATCTGTCTTCAGTGGCGTTTACAATGACCTAACAGGCAAACCAACCTTATTCAGTGGTGCATATGCCGACCTAACAGGCAAACCAACATTATTTAGTGGTGCTTATGCAGATCTAACTGGTAAACCTACTTTATTCGATGGTGCATTCTCTAGTCTGTCTGGTATCCCTACAACGTTGTCTGGTTATGGCATCACTGATGCTTTTGATGGTGAATTTAACTCATTACTTAATTCACCATTTACTTACAGTTCAAACGAAATATCAGTAAATACTGCAGTTATCGATTTCGGTACCGACACCACAATCGACATGCAAAATTGTTCTGTGCTTTTATCTGGTGCAACAGTAAGTGATTTTAGAACTGACAGTTTAGATGTTGGAAATACTCATTCTATTTCTGCTGCTGATGATTACACCATGCAGTTTGGTCCAAATGATGCCAGAATTTATTTTGGTACATCCATACAAAACTGGTATCAAGTACAGAATGTAGAACAAATCATTCTTAGCCCAAACACTGCAGTATCTATCGCTATGCCAGATGAAAACCAATGGACATTTGGATTAAATGGTGAATTGCAGTTCCCAGATGGTTCTACACAAACAACGGCCTGGCTTGGTTCAGTATCAGTTGTAGGCGATGGTACCAGTTATGTATATGTGCCAGTAGCAAACGGAAATATAGTATTCAGTGTTAATAACGAAATTCCAGTCGCAGTAGTAGACGAAGATGGTTTGATAGTTAACAAAATCGTCAGTGGTGCAATATCTGGTTTGGACCTAACCATAACAACTGATTACTCTTCTGGTACGAATCAATCTGGCAACATTCTTATAGATGCAGATGACCAAGGATCGGTCGGCGGATATTTAAGAATAGGTTCACAGTCAGGCAGGGTATCTGTAGGTAGAGTTGGTGGTGAAACAGATATCTATGGTGAGATAGAGTTTAATAATGGAAACACCGTTTTCCAAAGCGGCCAAACTTTAACTGTAAACACAACTGGATTTTATGTAAATGAAATACATGGTCTAACTGATGATGACTTAGTACTCACAGGCGGCGCATCAGATGGTAGTGTTATCATTAATGGTGACGGCACAGGTCAAGTTCAAATAGATCAAGTTGCTGGCGGTGGCGTTTGGATCGGTAAAACTGATGGAACAGGAAGTGACATTCAAACCTACAGCAGATTGCAGGTTCACAGAGGCATTATATACCCTTACCAATCAAAAGTAAATGCTACTGGTGTAGTGGTACACGATTGTGACGATGGTCACTTATTCTATCACTTAAATCCTGCAGCAGACTGGACGGTAAACCTAACCAACTTTAGAACGTTTAACACGATGAGTACCACTATCACTTTAGTTGTTGAACAGGGCGTGTCAGCTGGTTATCTACCCCTTTCACTTCAAATTGAAGGCAGCGCACAGACAATCAAATGGTTAAATAATAGTGTTCCATCTGGATCAGTTAATAAGACGGATATAGTTACATTCACCATATTCGACAAAGGCGTAGGATATAACGTTCTTGGCGAATTTAAAACCTACGGTTAAAGAGAGATGTACTGGTAATGTCAAGTAGATTTAAATTTTGTAATGTGAAAGTGTAAAAAAATGATAGACGATAAAATTTCATCAACATTGGGGGTAAGATCACTTGCAGATGCTCAAGCAGAAGACACTTCACCAACAGATACGGATGCTGGAATTGTACGAGGATTCGGATCTAATAGAGAACAAAGTCAAACTGACGAGAATAGACAACAGAGTTCACAGATACAAGAGGAACTTCAGTTGGAGACGGATAAGGAAGCAGAAGGACCGTCGAAGACGCAAGACGATATTGAGATTACTAACGGAGAGGTACAGATAGTCGAAGATAAAGAGACAGGTATCGTCCCCATTGAAAATAATGATGAAAATCTAAAAGACATTGAATACGCAAAACAGAATGTAAAAAACATTATTGATATGGGCGACGATGCTGTCAAAGAAATGCTTGCAATCGCCAAACAATCAGAATCAGCTCGCGCCTTTGAGGTGGTTTCTACATTGATGAAAACTGTGTTGGATGCGAACAAAGATTTTGTAGACCTTTCTTCTAAAAAGAAATTTGCTGAAGACGAACAAAAATATGGTAAACCTGAAACGAATATCACGAACAACAATTTAATTGTTTCAACTGCAGATTTGTTAAAGATGATTAAAGGCGATGGGTAGCATTAATGACGGGTTATCTTGGTAATATTAACCTCAAGAAAATAGGAGAACCAATCGAATGGACACCTGAACTTCTGAAGGAGTACATGAGGTGTGCAGAAGACCCTATTTACTTTGCAAAAAATTATATTAAAATTGTGCACGTCGATAAAGGTTTGGTGCCTTTTGACATGTATGATTACCAAAAAGAAATTGCTCATAAGATTTTTAACAATCGCCGTGTGGCAGTTCTCACTGCCCGTCAGTCGGGTAAGACTACAACTGCGGTGGCGGTGATCCTTCACTACATACTCTTTAACGAGTTTAAGACTGTGGCCATCCTTGCGAACAAAGGTGACGCCTCCAGAGAAGTTCTTGCTCGTATCAAGTTGGCATATGAAGCATTGCCAACATGGTTGCAACAAGGCGTTGAAGAGTGGAACAAGGGAAATATCGCATTAGAGAATGGTTGTCAAGTACTGGCGGGAACAACCTCTTCTAGTGCAATTCGTGGTAAGTCCGTTAACTTCCTATATCTTGACGAGGTGGCGTTCATTGAAGGGTATGATGAATTCTTCGCATCAGTTTACCCAACCATTTCATCGGGGGAGTCTACGAAACTTCTCATGACTTCCACACCAAATGGGCTTAACCACTTCTGGAAGACATGTAAGGGTGCAGAAGAGGGTACGAATGGTTATCAGTTCGTTAAGGTTATGTGGTACGATGTGCCTGGCCGAGATGAAAAGTGGAAAAAAGAAACTATTGAGTCTCTTGATCATGACGAAGAAAAATTCAACCAAGAATATTGTTGTGAATTCCTTGGATCGTCTGGTACACTTATTAGTGGTGCTAAATTAAAACAACTCGCACCAGATATTCCAATCCTACAAAGTGAAGGTCTGACACAGTATGAAAAACCAAATGGTAATCATCAATACGTCATCACTGCAGATGTGGCGCGTGGTAAAGGATTAGACTATTCGACATTCAATGTTATCGATGTCACTACTATGCCATACAAACAGGTGGCTATTTTCAAAGATAACTTTATAGGTCCTATAGATTTTGCGGCAGTATTGTTCCAGATTGGAACATTATACAACACCGCTGGTATACTTGTCGAACTTAATGACATTGGTGCTCAGGTAGCTGACGTTCTAATTATTGATTATGGATACGAAAACATCCTGTACACCCAAAACTCTGGAAGAGCCGGTAAAATCCTTTCAGGTGGTTTTGGTAAAGGGGTAGAAAACGGCATTAGAACTACGACACTTGTAAAAGCCACTGGTTGTTCGATGCTTAAAATGTTGATCGAACAAGATCAACTTATCATTAGAGACTATGACACCATATTTGAATTGAGTAGATTTTCTAAGAAAAAGAATTCTTTCCAAGCAGAGCCTGGGTTTCACGATGACCTTGTTATGAACCTAGTTCTATTCGCATGGATGACAGAGCAATCTTATTTTAAAGATATGACAGACATAAATACATTGATTAAGTTAAGAGAAAAAACTGATGAACAAATAGAACAAGATTTACTACCGTTTGGATTTATAGATGTTGGCGACGATATGTACGAAGACGACGGGCTGGTGTTATGAACTCACATTTTATGAAATATTTCTTTTTCATAAATAGAAATAGTGAATAAAAATAAATGCGTTTCTAAATTTAATAAAGGAGAAAAACATGGCTTTTTCCGTAAGTCCTTCCGTAATTGTTCGTGAAGTGGACGCGAGCCAAGTCGTACCAGCCATTGCAACACCCCCAGCTGCAATCGCGGGCGTCTTTCGCTGGGGCCCAACTGACGAACCTATTCTTATCACTTCTGAAAATCAACTTGTAGATCGTTTCGGTAAGCCAGGTGACAATAACTATGAAACTTGGTTCACTGCTGCTGACTACCTTGCATATTCAAATGCATTGTATGTAACACGCGCTGCAACAAGTGGGTCTGCGACTGCAGATTCATACGACATTGTTTTGTTCCCTGCAAACACTATCATCGCAAACACTGATGTTAGCGGAACAGTAGATGTTGCTAACTCGACTTTTGGTGCCTTTGAAGCAAAGTACCCAGGCGAATTGGGGAACACACTAGATGTTGCATACGTAAAGGGTGATAACTTCCAATCTGTGGCTGTTGAAGTTGGTGACATTGCAAACCAAACTGTCATCTTTTCTGGTAGCCCAGTGACCCAAGTAATTGAGTTTGCATCGTCTAACACAAACTTCCAAGTTGTGCCGTCTGAAAGAATTACTGAAATTTCTGCTGGTGACACGGTCACTATCGGTAACGACTCTGTAGGGTATCAAAACCTTCTAGTTACCTCATTCGTTGAAGAAGTTATTGGCGCTAACGGGTCTGTCTTGACAGGCGACGATGCTTCGAACAGTGCACTAATTGGTGCATACGAATATGACGTGACCTTCGCAAGTAAGTTCACTCTTGCAGAAACTGAACTAAACAAACTTTCAATCACACGTAAGTGGGCATTCAATAATTTGTTTGGTAAGGCTCCTGATACAAACAACTTCCACGTGGCAGTCATTGACCGTGGTGGCGTGATTTCAGGTGTTGCAGGCACTGTCCTTGAGAAATTTGAAAATCTTTCTACTACTCCAGGCGCGACTCTTTCTGATGGTCGTACAAACTACTACAATGATGTTTTGACAAATCTAAGTAGCTGGGTCAGTGTTGCAAACACAGTTCACTTCGAAGCACAAACATCAAAATACGAAAGTCTATCTGGTGGTGCTGATGGTACTGCAGAAGGCAGTGCGTCCTTTGGACCAACTGCTCTTGCATATGACAACTACAGAAACGCAAATGAAATCGACATTTCCTTCGTTCTACAAGGTAAAGGCGATGATGGTGGTCAAATTGCAAACTACATCATTACAAACATTGCGGACACTAGAAGAGACTGCGTTGCATTCGTTTCACCTTCTAAGGAAGCTGTTGTGGATGAACTCAAGACAAATACCAAAATGACAAACGTTATTGCATACCGTAATAGACTGCAGTCAAGTTCTTACATGATGATGGACAGTGGGTATAAATATAGATATGACAAATATAATGACAAATACCGTTGGACACCTTTGAATGGCGATATGGCAGGTCTATGTTCTCGTGTTCAAGTCTTCGAATCTCCAGCAGGATATCGTAAGGGTGTAATCAAGAACGTGATTAAACTAGCGTTCAACCCAAACAAGGCACAAAGAGACCAACTGTACAGTTCAGATGTGAACCCAGTTATTTCACAAGTTGGACAAGGTATTCTGTTGTTTGGTGACAAAACTGGACAAGGTTTTGCAAGTGCATTTGACCGTATCAACGTACGTAGATTGTTTATCGCAGTCGAAAAATCAATTGCAACTGCAGCTCAAGCGTTCTTGTTTGAACTTAACGATGAGTTCACGCAAACACAGTTCCGCAATATTGTTGAACCGTTCCTTCGTGAAATTCAAGGTAGACGTGGTATCATCGATTTCCGTGTTGTTTCTGACGCAACTGTCAATACACCACAGGTTATCGATAGCAACATGTTCAAAGCAAGTATCTTCATTAAACCTGCCCGTTCTATTAACGTAATCGAACTTACATTTGTCGCAACAAGATCTGGTGTCGAATTTGACGAGATTGTTGGACAGTTGACTTAAGGAGAGATAAGATATGGCTTTTAACATAAACGAGTTTAAATCGGAATTGACGGGGGGCGGCGCACGTCCCTCTCTATTCCAAGTGCAAATCACAAACCCAATCGTTCCTGCAGCAGACTTTAAAGTGCCTTTCATGGCAAGAGCAGCAAATCTCCCAGCATCTGAACTGGGGTCCTACACTGTTCCTTACTTTGGACGTGAAGTTAAATATGCGGGCGACAGAACGTTTGGTGATTGGACGATCACAGTTATCAACGATGAAGACTTCTTAATTCGTAACGCAATGGAAGCATGGTCAAACGCTATTGCGTCTCATGACGCAAACAATCGTTCGCTTCCACAAAATTACAAATCAAATGGATTGATCACTCAATACTCAAAAGATGGTTCTCCACTACGTTCATATATTTTTGAAGGTATGTTCCCACTTACCATTTCAGAAATTTCTATGGATTGGAGTACTACAAACGCTATCGAAGACTTTACCGTTACATTCCAATACGACTTCTGGAGGGTAGAGGGCGCGACTGGCATTTCTACTTCTTAATATAGGATGAATTAAGTGAAATTATTTGGATTTGAAATAAAGAGAGCTCAAGAAGGCGGGGAACAAGCAATCCCCGTCTCTTTCGCTGAGCCTCAAAACGACGATGGTGCAATTACAGTAGGTAATGCACTAGGCGGTTTTTATGGCACGATGCTGGACATGGAAGGTTCTGCAAAGACAGAATCAGAACTTGTTACTAAGTATCGTGGAATGGCTTTGCAACCTGAAATTTCACAAGCAATCGATGAAGTAGTAAATGAAGCTATCTCTGTTGATTCGTATGACAACGTTGTCGAAATTGTTCTTGACGACGCGGAAATGCCAGATAAAGTAAAGAAACGTGTCATTGAAGAATTCAATAACATTCTTTCCTTATTAGATTTTAGTAATACCGCATACGATTTATTCAGTAGATTTTATGTTGACGGAAGATTAAACTTTCACATCATAATTGACGAAAAAGATTTGAAAAAAGGGATCACCGAATTAAGATACGTTGACCCTAGAAAAATCAAACTTATCAGAGAAGTTGATAAAACAAAAAGAGACCAAGGTTCTGGTGTACCTACCAAACGTGTTAAAAACGAATATTACCTTTATTCTGACACAGGGTTTGTAAACGCTTCTGCAATTTCGTCTAGTGTTGGTGGAACTTCTAACACACACAGAATTTCTAAAGATTCTATTGCACGAGTTACATCTGGTTTGATGAACGAGAGTAATTCTCTTGTCCTTGGTCACTTGCACCCTGCAATCAAACCTTTGAACCAACTAAGAATGTTGGAAGACGCAACTGTTATCTACACTCTTACAAGAGCTCCCGAAAGAAGAATTTTCTACATTGATGTTGGTAACCTACCAAAAGCTAAGGCTGAACAATACCTTAGAGACATGATGGTTCGACACAAGAACAAACTACAGTACAATTCTTCGACTGGTGAAATTACTGATGCCCGTAAGATGATGACGATGACTGAAGATTTCTGGTTCCCCCGCCGTGGTGGTGAACGTTCAACTGAAGTCGATACACTTGCAGGCGGTGGTGCACAGGCACTATCCACAGATGAAAACCTTCAGTATTTCCAACGTAAACTTTATAAATCTCTTAAGGTACCAGTTTCAAGACTTGAACCAGAGACTATGGCAACGTTTGGACGTGCGTCTGAAATCACTCGTGACGAACTCAAGTTTGGTAAATTTATTAGACGAATTCGCACACGTTTTTCCACTTTGTTTGACCACATTCTAGAAAAACAGTTGATCCTCAAGGGCATCATGGGTCCAGAGGAATTTGCCGAAATCAGAAACCAAATACGTTATGATTTCATGAAAGATAACTATTTCGAAGAACTCAAACAGGCTGAAATCATTCGTGAACGCATGTCGACTTTACGTGATGTTGAAGATCACGTTGGGACTTACTATTCTCGTAATTGGGTTGTACAAAACATTCTTCAAATGTCCTTGGAAGAATTTAAGGAAGAAAGAAGATTGATCGAATTGGAAAAGGCGGAATTTGGTGATGGGGAGGATGATGAAGGTGTTGTCGCTGACACTGATGCTAATCCACCAGAAGCTCCAGAACCTCCAGAGCCAGAAGACGAAACTGACGTTTAATAAATATAAAACAACAGATTAAAAGATATAGGAAACAAAAAAATGAAATCCTTTAAGAAAATTTTTTCAGAGGTTGCTCAACCCAATAATCCTGAAGAACGAAAGTTTAAGGATCAGCACGTGATTCAAAAAATTGATCACCCTGTTGCCGAACCTTCTCAATTCACAGGTGAAATTCAGGGCAAGAAAAGAGTTAAAAGGCTTGCTGACTATATCAATGGCGAAGACGAAAAAGCCTACGACCTTGCAACACAAGAAGAGAGCGTAGAAATTAACGAAAAGTCAGTTTCTAAAGCACAGCAAAAATTGATGGGTATGGCTCTCGCATACAAACGTGGCGAAATGGATGCCGATGAGGTTTCGGACGAAGTCAAAGACCTTGCAAAGTCCATGTCTGAAAAAGACCTAGAAGATTTTGCAAAGACAAAACATAAAGGTCTTCCAAACAAGGTTGACGAGGTCGTTGAATCTCTATTGGAAAATCCACAGGAAGAAATTCCGATGATGAGACAACAGTTGGCATTCATCGTTTACGCTGCAAAAGAAATCGATGACTATCTTCAAATGGTGGATGACCCAGAGGAATGGTATCAGAATAAACTCGCTTACGCATTTGCTCAAATAAAGTCTTTGCACGCTTATGCAGAAGGCGACAAGGCAATGATGTCAAGATATGACGACGATGATGAGGATGATGACTACGGGAATTACGGTGGATACGGTGGTGCTTATAACAGTTATGGTTATTCATACGAATCTGTTGTTTCCGAATCAATCAAACAAGGCAAGTTGAAATTGAAAGACGGTTCTACAGTCATGTTGTCTAAAGAAGACGTAGATGCTTTGGAAGAAGTTTTGGGTACCATGAGTACTAAAAACCGTAAACAAATGGAAAGTGATCTAATGAAAGACAAAAAGTCTTTTACGGATACAGTTAAATTTGCAAGAGAAGCGCAATGATTATAAAAGTAAAAGGCCCTGCAGTTTCAGTAAGTAGTGCTAATACAGTATTAGATTCGACTTTAGTGCGTATATACGCAACTAATGCTGCAACTATTACGATTGCAGGAACTGTGAATGGTTCATTCGACATGAGTCAATATCAAGTCGAATATGTCGAAAAGGCTACGACAGACACAATCACAGCTTCTGCGGCGGTTTCCTGCACCCCCGTTTCTTATCGGGCATGAAAATTTATAAATAAAAGAAATAATTGACGGAAGGAAACGAAATATGAAACTCATTTCTGAAATTACAGAGGACACAAACGTCCTTACTGAAATTAATGAAGAAACTGGCAAGAAGAACTTCTTCATCGAAGGTATCTTCATGCAAGGCAATTTGAAAAATCGTAATGGGCGTATCTATCCTAGTGAAGTCCTAGAAAAAGAAATGAAGCGTTACCAGAAGGATTTCATTGAAACTAAGAGAGCTCTTGGTGAACTAGGACACCCAGACGGACCTCAAATCAATGGAGACAGAGTTTCCCACTTGATCACTGAGATGAAGAGAGATGGAAACGACTTCTACGGAAAGGCTAAAATTCTTAGCACTCCAATGGGAGAGATTGTTAAAACGTTTATCGATGAAGGCGTACGCTGTGGAGTATCAACTCGCGGGCTGGGATCGGTAAAACAAGTGAATGGCGTAATGGAAGTTCAACCAGACTTTCATCTTGCGACAGTAGACATTGTTACGGACCCTTCAGCTCCTAATGCTTTTGTAAATGGCATTATGGAAAACACTGAGTTCTACTACGATGTTGCGTCTAGTAATTGGATAGCTCAGCGTCCAGTTGAAGAAGTAATTGAGGAAATTCAAGAAACTGTTGAAAAAGAATACAGGAAGGTAACTAAGCGTATTGACGAATCAACAGCAGCTCGAATGTTCGAAACATTTATTCGTTCGTTAAGAAAATGAATTTTTATAAATACTTTTTGTGATAATAAATCAAATCAGATTTAAGGAGAAAAACAATGGCAGATGAAAAGAAAATTGTCTCTGACGATGGTGTTTCACACGCTGCTGGTGCAGTTACACCTGAAGGCGGTACAGACAAGAAAAGAAAGGCTGATGCCCCTGCGAAAACAGAAAAGATGGATACTGTAAAAGTAAAAGCGGAAGACGTTGATGTGTCTGACGACGATGCAGAAATTGTGGTTGAAGTTGAAGAATCAATCGCATCTATCTTTGAAGGCATGGACCTTACAGAAGAATTCAAGAACAAAGTAACTGTTGTTTTTGAAGCTGCAGTTAATGAAGCTGTTACTCAGAAAGTTCAAAAAATTGAAGAAGAACTTAATGAGAAACTAGAAACTGAATTGTCTGAAGCAGTAGAATCTAAAGTTTCCGAAATGGTCGAAAACTTGGATGCATACCTTGATTATGTAGTCACGGAGTGGATGGAAGAAAATGAAGTTGCTATCGAAGCCGGTATCAAGGTAGAGATGGCCGAGTCTTTGATGGACGGTTTAAAAGATTTGTTCTCAGAACACAACATCAAAGTAGATGAAGAAACATATGATATCGTTTCTGAACTCGAAGAAGAGTATGCGACCCTAGAAGAAAAAGCAAATGACGTTGTAAACGAAAATATTCGTCTTGCAAAAGAAGTTGCTGATCTAAAGGCTCGCGAAATCTTCGCGGAGTCAACCAGTGATCTTAACATGTCTCAGCGTGAACGTTTGAAAGTTCTTTCAGAGAATTTGAATACAACTGATCTGGACGAATATAAAGAGAACCTTCAAACAATTAAAGAGTCATTCTTTAAAGGAACGATTGTTTCTCCAAAAGAAAATGATGTTGTTGACGAAGAAGACGAAGTGCTGATTGAAGAAGTAACACCTAAGAAACCTGTTTCTCAGTATTCTTCAGTTAATGCTCTCGTTGAGGCTCTCAACTCAAGAAAATCATAATATGAAACTGAAAAAATAAATATTATAAATATATTCAGTAAATAAAACACTAAGGAGATAGAAACAAATGACACAGTCAAACTATCAAAAACTTGTGGAAAAGTGGGGCCCAATCCTTGAGCACGATTCTTTTTCACCTATTACCGATAATCACCGTAAGTCGGTCACGGCTACTATCCTAGAAAACACTGAGAACGCTCTTCGTCAAGAAGGCGACCGCTCCGTTAACATGACTTCTCTTCTTTCAGAAGCTCCAATTAACGATGTCGGCACAAATGGTGGTTTCACTGGTGGTGCAACTGACGCAGGACCAGGCGCTGGTTATGATCCAGTTCTGATTTCTTTGATCAGACGTTCTATGCCAAACTTGATTGCGTACGACATTGCAGGCGTTCAGCCAATGACTGGACCAACTGGTCTTATCTTCGCAATGCGTTCACGTCAATCTGCACAAAACGGCGCTGAAGTCTTCTACAACGAAGCAAACACTGCATTCTCTGGTGCAGGCGGCGAAGTACCTGGCTCAACTGGTGGTGCGGTTCCAAACACATCAATCTTCGACACTGGCATTGGTATGACCACTGCAGCTGCAGAAGCACTTGGTGACGGCGGCGGCACAAACTTCGCAGAAATGGCATTCTCAATTGAGAAAGTCACTGTAGCTGCAAAGACACGTGCGTTGAAAGCAGAATACACCACTGAACTTGCACAGGACTTGAAAGCTGTTCATGGTCTTGACGCAGAAACAGAACTTGCAAACATCCTTCAGGCTGAAATCTTGACTGAAATCAACCGTGAAGTTGTTCGCACGATCTACGGAACTGCTGTTGGTGGTGCAGTCGCAACTGCGGTACCAGGCATCTTCGATCTTGACGTTGATGCAAACGGTCGTTGGTCTGTTGAAAAGTTCAAGGGTCTAATGTTCCAAATCGAACAGGAAGCAAACGCAATTGCTATCCAGACTCGCCGTGGTAAGGGTAACATCGTTATCTGTTCTTCAGACGTTGCGTCTGCACTTCAGATGGCTGGTGTGCTTGACTACACTCCTGCTCTTAACAGCAACTCACTAGAAGTTGACCCAACTGGTAACACTTTCGCAGGTGTTCTAAACGGTCGTTACAGAGTGTACATTGACCCATACGCAGGTTCTAACTACCTCG